TTACAAGCGATACACTTTGCCAACTTCAGGTAAATAAAAAGCCCCACCGAAGTGAGGCCCTATTTTCTTTCGCTTGGGATAATGAAATGCAAAACTCCCATCATTAGAATCATGATAGTCCATAAATCCGAAAAGTCAATGGTTACTTTCTATTTATATTCTAATTTATAGAAATAGGTTCTCTTTTTGTTACCATATGTAGCATTTGTTCAGCGTGAGCCTCCTCTTTGAAGCAGTCTTCCACTAAGAACTCAAATATTGGCTTGAAGTTGTCATAACATGTTGTTTTCGGGATATCGATGACTGTTTGTAGCTTAATGAATACCTCATTAAATTTAAGTCTTGAATAGCCACGCCCTGAGCACTTGCAACATGTTTTATAAACTGGAATGCCCTGTATCTCGGTTTCCTTTTTATCCAACACCTCGCCACGCCCATTGCATCTGCACGAATGACTAATCTCACCTTTGCCATTGCATGTTTTGCAAACTACGCGTTTTGTCTCTCTTACTTCACGAAAGTTGGCGTATTCCCCCGCCTTTATTTCGAATCCCATGCGCTTTGTTTCTTTGATTACATTTTTATCAACCCATCGCGTATATTGCTTGGTTGTGAATACCTCAGCTTCAATAAACCCACCATCACAATCAGGGCAGGTCTTTTTACTGGCTGCACTTCTCGCATAATCCTGAAATGCATAATTTGCGAGTATTTGCAGAACTGATGCCCTATCATCTTCATCAAGCTTTTGGATAGCGCTGTATTTATGCGCCTGAGTTAGTGCATATTGATAGAGACTTTCCACCGCTTCACCTGGCTTATTGATACCGTGTTTCGCCAAAAACAATTCAATCCCCATTCTCGCTTTCGAGGTCGCCAAACCAAGCGAGGCCATTACATCGGTGATTGTTAGGTTATCTGAAGCTGTAGCGGCTGGAGAGTCACTAAACATTGGGCTCTTAGGTGAAAAATACTTAGGTAAATCTTCAAGTCTCATTTGGATACCCTCCCGCTACTGTGTGTCACCATTAATCGACCATTGATAATCACATGGCTTTCAGCTTTAACATCGGTAACGTATTTACCAACCGTTCCTCTGTTACAATTTATCCATTTGGCCACTTGAGTTTGATTTCCTCTGGCCTTAATCAGCAGCTCAGGAATGGTCGTGATTTCAGCCTGCATCCTCTATCTCCCATATTGTGATATCCAGTGAGCCGCCTTTAACTTTTTCACCAAAATCAATATGCATACTGCGGAACATGCTGTCGTCAGCAATAACGCCGCTTTGCGTGAGTGCGTCTAATGGTGCTTTGAGGAGGTTGTCTAGGTCGCGCTTTCTTAGGTCTGGAGGGTTGGCTACTATCTTGATTTTTAGCTTGCCGGATAAATTGAATTGCTGATTTGCTTTGGTGATTTGATTTATTACTGCTTCGGTAAATACCCTGCCTTTCTTGCTCTTTATTTTCCTTCCGTTGACTACTGAAAATAACGTGTTATTTGTCGGTGGCCACGGTAATTTAAGGTGATATTCATTCATGTCTTAATCTTCCCCTCGCTTTGCAATATGGCCTGAGTTCGAATAACTCCCTCTAGGTGACATTGCTTTGCATATTCAGCGTCCGTGATTCGCGTCCTGCGGTCGATTTCGTCATGGCACCCACTACACGACCAAGCTATAAATAAATCGCTAGGCTTGCATCCTGTGCCGCATAATCCAGCCATTCGATAATGAGCACCTACCACAGTTTCAGAATTTCCGTTACACACTCCAGGTATTCTGACTTGGCATTCTCTGCCTTTTGCTTCTTTGCGTAAGTTAGCCATATATCACCTCAATAAATATCCACGCTGATGCAAATAGACAAGCAAATATGGCCACAAAAAACAGTTTGGCTCCGAGTGTTAAGTTTAGGTGTTTACGTTTCATCTCTCTTGCTGCTCCTTGAGTTTCATGTATTCGCTTGTGTGTGGGATTGTCACGAAACAACCAATATCTACCGCCCAGCGTTCGACCTGCTCCATGTAGAAATACATATCGCCAGTATCTAAATCAGAAGTTTTTCTTAGCCGCCTAATTAGCTCTATATCGCCCGTGACGGCGTTAATCATTTTCACCTCTTCATAGCCTAAAAAGGTATGTTTCATCATCTCCTTGACGCTCTCATCAGTGTGCTTGATACCGTTCTTGCATAAATGCTTGCTGATTTCGGCATACCACATATGTGAAAGTGAATTCTGAGATAGTGAACGCTTGTTTTTCCAAGGCTTGATAATGATTCGGTGTGGTTGGTTTGTTGCTAGAACTTCTTTGAGGTGTTGCCATGCGGTATTTTTGGTTGATTCGTGGAAGAGAAAATCTGCTTCCAAGTTAGCCTCCTATTCAATTTTTTAGAAATACGTTGTTGAATAAGAAAAAACAAATATAAGCCATGGATATTAACCAGAGAATTATCGCTGCTGCTGATATAACCTTCATCGTGATAACAAACCAGTTATTATCCCCGTCAAATACTTTCAGCATGATAAATGCCATTGCAAAGCCTAACCCGCAAAATAGGTTCATGCTGATTTTGTACATTAATGTTATTGGATCACTCATCGTTAGCTCTCCTGTTACATGCCTGCTTAGCTTCATCGGCATCTGTATATCCGAACTTATTTGATGGGCAAATAGTGTTAGAGCAGATGACCAAGTGACCTAAATCCTCGAAGTAGTGATATTCACCTCGACCGCCGCAAAACGGGCATTTCTTGAGTTCGCTCATAACAACGGCTCCCGTAATCCTGTTTTCACATATTTGATATCGTAGGCAATGTAAATTTCCCATTCGTCATAATCGTGACCGTAGTAATTACCGCCAGACCATGCGCGTTCGTCTTGGTCATTCAGTATGAAATTCCATTGCTCATCGTTTAGTTTTACAAGCCTGTCGACGTTGGCGTCGAATGCCTGTTGCTTAATCATTCGTGCAAGTGGTGATTTCATCATTCGCCCTCTGGCATTGGTGGGAGTGGCATCCAGTGAGTTACATCTTCAAGTGGAATACATGAGTAAAAATCACCATCGTCCCATAACCCAGTTCTAGAAAATAAACATAGAATCGCTGGTATTCCATTCCAAACTGCCATCACTCTAACGTCTTTCTCTGGCATTTTTTCTAAGCACTTAACCCACTGTCCGTTAATAAATGCCTTAGCTCTTTCTCTCCAGCTAGCTCTCCAAGCGCGATATCGTTTATCTATCTCCTCATGCTCATACTCGATGCCACCAAGAGTGTTTTTCTTACGCTGAATAACCATATACTCAACGGTGTGCCCCATTTCCTTGGCGCACCACTTTTCAAACTCTGTTGGATTAGTTCCCTGCATTAGATGCCTCCCTCTGGCTTTTGGCGTGTTTCGATTGACACAATTCGCAAGAATGCTTTACCCCGAGGGTAGAACTTTCTTTGAAATCGAATAACTTGAAACATCATTGCGTCATCACAATTTTGGAAATAGCCGAAATCATTCATCATGAATTTCTGTGCTGCTCCGATTCCTTGGTCTGTGTATGCTTTGATTAGCTCTGTTAACGTTGTTCCTTTCATCACTCAACACCTCGTCCAATTATTGATGTTTTCAAGCTCCGCGACTGATGGGATTTCTTTGTTATCCCAAACTTCATTAAAGTCACTGATACGCATGGCGTAAAGCATGGTTCCTAGTCTTACCATTACATGGCTTCCGGTCTCTGGCGTTTTTTCGCTACGTTTAGTTTCCTGCATCACTTGTTACCCCACGCCCAATCAATAAGCTTTTTTGACGCCCATAAATAAAATCCAACCGCTGCCAATGCTCCGTTAAAAATAAGCAGGTCAAAAGCTAGTCTTTCAGTGTTAAATTCAGTGATGGTCAGAAACATGAGAAGTAGGAATAGATAAAAAATTATACAAACGATAATTGCTCTATAGTTCATCTAGAAGTCCTTATTCTGAAAAATAAACTTTACATTCACACTTAGGGCAGCACTTGTCTTTGGTGTGAGTAAGTCGCTTATTTTTGATTGATTTTGCATCTAGTAAATTGTAGATGTGTAGGCATCGATAGCACATAACTCGCTTATCTGCACTCATCTAGAAGTCCTCACGATTCCCACTCATATCCAACTTTAATTGCCTTGGCTTGCTCAAGAGTATTTGTCATCACTTTCGTGTTAGAAATATGACCCCAGCAATTACACTCAACTGGCGTTAGGTAATATTCATTTTCTGTTCCATCATCCGATTTGTAAGTGTGACGAACAGGATCACCTAATACCTTGGTGACGGTATGTGTTAATAAATTCATCTAGAAGTCCTTATGATTTGGTGTGTTACGGTTGACGGTTGCAATATCAGCTCGAGCCATTGCGTGAGTCTGATCCGTGTCGAATAAGCAAAGTCCTTTCTGGTCTACAAATGCAGTGCCAGCTTTACCATGCCGATTAAGTCTCACAATAAGCTCTGTAAGCGTCTTGTCGGCTTTGTCGTTGTAAACTGAGTCTTTGTATATTCCCATCCAGTAATCGCAATCCTGCTCGATTTGACCAGTGTCACGGCTATCACTTGGCATAGGTCGTTTATTTGGTCTGTCTTCAAGTTTCCGGTTTAGCTGTGTGAGTAACACCACGGTAGTATCAAGCTCTTTTGCTAGCTGCTTGAGTCCTTTGGTAATTTCACCGTAGGCAATATCGTTGCGATCTGCTTTCCCAGCTTTCATAAGCGTTAAATAATCCACACCGATAAACCCAATTTTCCCAACCTTGCGCTTCAACTTCCGGCACTCTGACTGAATGTGCTCAAGTGTCATCCCTGCCGTATCATCGACCCAAATGTTAGGTTTTTCGCTCAGGTCACTGATAGCCTTGCCAAGTAGCGCCCACTCGAAATCATCCTCAGTACCGCCGTAGAACATGTCAGAGTTTAATCCTGACTTCTGGCTTACCATCCGCTCAACCAATTGCTGATTGGACATTTCCATGCTGAACAGAGCCACTGGCAGTCCATCATCAGAAACGTTTTTCGCCATTTCAGTTAGAACGGTTGTCTTACCCATCTTTGGGCGAGCGCCAATAACGAATAGGGATCCGCGCACAACAAATTTAGGTGCCAGCATGTCATCAAGTGGCTTAATTCCTGTCTTGAGACCTACAAACTGATCGGGATTGTTAAACATGTTTTCTACGCCTTCGAACCACTCAGGCAATAGCTCAGCCATGTTTTTCAAACCTGACTTTCGACCAGTGACACCGTTTTCGCTTGCGTCAGTTACCAGCTTCTGCACGAACTCCATTTTTTCGCCAAAGCTCAGAGTGCTTGGCTCAATCAGTAATCGTGTGGCTTCGTTGATTTTCTCAATCGCATAACGCTCACTGGCATACTCTTTGATTTTCTTCGAGTAGTGGATCACGTTTGCGGCGCTTGGCGTGTTCTTTGCAATTTCAGCTAGATAACCCAATCCGCCAGTAGTTCCTTCGCTGCCAGTTGACTTCAAGCTGTCAGACACGGTTAAGATATCAATCGGTTGATGCTTGCTAGCCATTGACCGCATTTGCTCAAAGATAATCTTGTGGTGGGTGCCGTAGAAATCATCTGGCTTCAACACGGAAAATACACGCTGAGCATTGTCGCTGTTTGGGTCAATCAGTAGGGATCCGATAACGCTCTGTTCGGTCTCTATGCTGTGTGGTACTTGGTAATTACTTGCGATCATTAGCCCTGTCCTCCTTGACTGACACATAACACGCATCAGTGATCAAATAATCTAAATTCTTAGCCGCCCAGAAGCCGCCCTTTCCGTTTGGTCTCTGCTCCATCATCCATCGGCAATTTTTAGCGATGTAGCCAAGATAGCCGCGCCAGTTATCCAATGTGAACGGTCGGTTATGCTGCTGCATGTATTCGGAATTACATTTTTGCCAGAACAGTCTGAGCTTGTTCTTTCGGGTACCACGAACAACTTGTATTTTTGCCATTTCAGGAAGTATTTCGTGATAGGCATCAATCATTGCTTGATAGGGTACTGATTGAGATTTTTTAGATTTAATTTTGATTGGTTGGTCATCGTGGCTTTCGTCAGAAAGTCCACCAAATACATCTTTAGATGTATTATTGTTTTTAATATTATTGTATAAGGTGGTTTCTCGGACATCTTCCGGACACGCACCACTATTAGGCGTTGGTATCACTGGACTCGCATCGGACAACTCTCGGACAATTTCCGGACAATTTTTACCTTGATATTCGTCGTATTTCAGCACTGTAATGATGCTAATTTTCTTGCTTTTAACTTCTACCGAAATCATTCCTCTGTTGGTAAAACTTCTCAAAAGAGACCTGATTTTATTATCTGATATTCCAGTTTCTTCCGTTAACTGTGGTCGGCTTCTCATCATCTGACCTCGACCAATAGCAATTTGACCAACATCAGTATCAACAACCTCTGGTTGATGGCTTGCAGTCATAATGAAGTGTAGCCAGAGATGGACAGCCTCAGAATCCTTCCTGTAAAAGTCACAGTCTTGAATTTTCCTGTGCATGAAGGCAAACCCCTTGCCTGACTTAACAGGCTGCTCAAAGCGTTTTTGCAGCGCATATGACACGTTACTCATGCCGTTTCCCTCCAGTGACTTCCTGACGATGCTCAAGCCGTAATTTTGCATCTTCGAATGCAGATTTGAGGGCCTTCATTCCCTGTTCAGTGACCGAACGATTAGCCCGATCACGCATGACGTTTTTATGCACAGCGCTGTAATTAAATTTGTTTCTCATGTATAATTACCTCATAGAACGTAGTACCTTGACCGCCTAGTTGGTTGCCGCCTCCTAGGCTTTCGTTTTTTTAAAACATTGAAACCTGTTTACTTGCTGGTTTCGCTCTTCGCTTACTTGGTGCTGGTTGTTTGTGACCATGCTTATCTATCCATGTTTTAGCCACGTGATAGCAATCATCAAACATTGCGCCACGCTTACTGGCTTGTGAGCATCTTCTAAAGTGAGATAAGCCCTCATCTGCGGCTAATTCCAAAGCCCCCCCTGATAACCTGAATCAGTGAGTTTTTTAATGATGTTGCTGCGGATAAATTCATCAGGACTCATTGATATTTACCTCCTGTAAATTCATAACTGACTGAACAGCATTCTTCGCAATTTCCTGAATGAAACTGTTAGAGAATGCTTTATCTAGAATTGTGTATACGATTGCTAAGTCTTTGACGTTTAACCGACTTACTTTCGATTCGTGCCACCCTGCCTCACGAGCAAAATTGCTTTTACCCATGTACAAAAGACGGTTCATAATCTCTGCTTCGGTTTCTAATACTTTCTTGCTGTAATTTGCATGTTCCATTTGTTAAATTCCTTTTGACGTAGTTAGTCCGTTTCTCACGATCCTGTGAGTTAAGTTTTCTCCCGTTTGCAAGGAGAGCGGATTGATTGTTAAAGAGCGATGGTGTTACCAGTATTGATTTCCTAAATCCCATAAGTGCGGTAAGTCTGGGCGAATATCTTTTCCTTTAACTTGACCGTTTGTAGCCTTAACAATTAATGGGATATGCTCAGGTGATACTTTTGCCTTGTTATGTAGCCACTTAAAAACGGCTTGCTGTGTGATGCCACATGCTTCACCTAGTTTTTTTTGTGTCCCTACAATATCAATGGCGGTTTTAATTGCTTCATTCATAAAAACCTCCGTTGTTTTATTTTTATATAATAAAACCTTAGTTGTTTTTAATCAACAACTATATTCGTTTGAATAACAACAACTGAAGTTGTATCTTGCTAACTATGAAAACGACACTTGCACAACGATTGAAACAGGCCAGACAAAACGCAGGGTTCACTCAAAATGAGCTAGCTAAACTCGTGGGTGTTTCTCAGGCAGCTATCCAGAAAATTGAAACAGGAAAAGCCGCAACTTCTACAAGACTAATAGAAATATCTAAAGCGCTTAACGTTGACCCAGAATGGCTTTCCGTCGGAACTGGCGATAATCCAACTCCACAAATTAGTTCGTCAGTAAAAATTGAACTTGCTGATGATGTAGGCACTATTGAGAGATACCGAGTGGAAGTTCTTGATATAGAAGCAAGTGCAGGAAAAGGCGTTATAGTAATTGATGATTTCATAGAGACAATCACATCCATAGAGTATTCAGTAGAAGAAGCTAAGCGGTTATTTGGTGGTAGACCCGCAGAGACAATCAAGATGATCACTGTTCGCGGTGATTCGATGGCAGAGACATTTGAGCCAAGGGATCAAATATTTGTTGATATGACCGTAAATCACTTTGATGGTGATGGGATTTATGTATTTATCCTGAATAACCAACTTTACATAAAACGTCTTCAGATGCAGTACAAGAGATTGGCTGTCATATCTGATAATCCAAAGTATGAAACTTGGTATCTAGAAGAAAACAATATTGACGGTATGTTTATTCATGCCAAAGTGCTAGTTAGCCAATCAATCAAATACAAATATCATGGTTAGCCATTGACCTGACGACACGTTTTAATATGAAGAAACTGCTAGAGCTGATATCCAACGCTAACATAATGATACTGCTAGTTGTTATTGCAGCGCTGGATATCATTCTATTGTTGCTGATTGCTTTTGATAATTAATGTCAAACTCAAATGAAATGGTTATGGAAGGTTATATGGCATCATAAGTTAGCGATACTGTATTTTATCGCTGTGGTGATTATTGCTTTCTTGATTGACCTTGATGATGAATCATTCTGGCAGATTTGGGTTTTGATTTTCGAGGTATGACGACACGCTTTAACATGAAAACAATACTTAGATTTATCAATAAAAATAAGCTGTTAATCGTCATCTTGATAATTGCATTAGCAGTAGGTGCTGTATTGCAGTTTGCAGAAGAGCCTTTTGCTTGGTTTTCGATTTTCAATGCAGAGTGACGACACGTTTTAGGGTGTGGGTAACTATAGCAGTTCAATACAAGTTATTTATAAAAATAGTAAGCAGTTTATTTTAGCACCAAAGGGATAACTATAAATGTTCAAATTAAAGGATTGTTTATGATTGAATTAAGCTGTGACAATACTGATGTTTACGTCTACATTGGAGATATAACTAGATCTGGGTATGATGATTTATCAACTTCAATTGAAGAAAGAGTTAAGGAAAACAAAAAATCAGAAAATGTTATATTGTGCATATCAACTTACGGCGGTGACCCAAACGCTGGTTATAGAATAGGTAGAGCACTACAGCATTATTATGATGGAAAAGTTTCGGTTCTTGTGCCAAGCTTATGCAAAAGCGCTGGAACACTTGCTGTAATTTCAGCAAACAACCTAATTATTGGCGACCGAGGTGAGCTTGGCCCATTGGATATACAGCTTAGAAAAGCTGACGAAATGGGGGAGTCGAGTTCAAGCCTAGATATCTTTAAAGCTGTTGACCAACTTGAGTCTCGTACATTATCTGCTTTTCGCCAGTATTTAACTGATATAAAATATGGCAGTGGAATTAGTACTAGACTGTCGGCTGATATAGCATCACAGTTGGTAAGTAATTTGTTTCAACCTGTTGCAAGTCAAATTGACCCGCATAAAATAGGTGAGCATCAGAGAGCTATGGGGATAGCATTATCCTACGGCGAAAGACTGACAAAAAAATCTAAAAACCTAAAAGGTGACGCACTTAACAAATTGATTGTTGGTTATCCGTCGCATGGTTTTGTAATAGACAGAAGTGAAGCTAAAGAACTTTTCAGTAAAGTAAATTGCCCTAATGGACTATCTGCCACTGTATATGAAATAGTCAGTGAATGGATAACTAAAAACCCTAATATAATTGGACACTCACCATTAGTAATTGATTTTGAAGATATTTTGAAAAGTAAAATATCAGAGGAATCCAACGTAGAGATTAATGAAAATGACAATAGAGATAATGGAACTGAGTCGGAACCTGTCGAGAGCGAACCAGTCAGAACTGGATCTAGTGAAACTAGTGAGCAGCCAGAACAAGGAGATGAATCGGGAGCTAAAAAAAGCAGAGCAGCAAGAAGTAAAAGTAAAGCTTCGTGAAAATTCACTTACCTATTGTTTATAACTCATAAAAAAAGCCCTCCCCGCGAGGGCTTTTTTGTGCCCGCAATTACCCGCCAGTGTGATTTTCCTCGCAAGATAAATAATTTTTGAAAATAAATTACCTGAAAATACAACTAAATATAACTAAATTCGTACAATTACACCACCCAATACAACTATAGTTGTTGACAATAAAACAACTATAGTTTTAAATATGACTCATCGAAGGCAAGCAACATGAAATATACGCCTCATGCTCTTTAATAATTTAGCTTCCTCCTTGCAAACGGGAGGCCAAAGTAAAGTTAGCTTTGGGATTGGTGAATGCGCAGGCTGATGCGCTGAGACGTTAAGTGCGAATTGGTTAGCGCTGAACCAGCGGTAATCGGTCAGACGGACGCAGCGTTATGTCTATGCGATTGAAACGCACAATGTAGGAGATCAGCGCCTACCACCAATCACCAAAGTTAACTAACTGAGGATTTTATTATGAACTCAAGACAGCGTTATAAATTACGCAGGAAAGAGAAGCGCATGGAACAGCGTAAAGAAGAATCACGGAAGGTTAATTCATTCGATGTTATGGCGCAGATAATCGTTGAGCTGAAGAAGCTCAAATCAGCACCAGACACACGCAAGCAACCACGGCTACGCAAGCCGATTATGAGTGATGGAAGTGTTACGGCACGTTAAATAGGAGATAGAAAATGAAATTTGAAGACCTACCAGAAAACATACAGATAATTGCAGCATCAACATTATCTGAAATCATGAAAGCAAGCTGTATATCTAAAGAGCTAGCAGAAGATTTAGCCAGCTCTGTAAAGAGAGCATTTATTGCCCTGTACGAAAGTAATTAAGACTCACTTAGCTTTTTAAAGTGATTACTCAGCGCCGTAAAGGTGTGAATAAGAGCGTTTTCATTATTCTGAATACCAGCACCAAAAGCAGGCCCTGTCTTTCCAGCTCTAATCATTTCAATTAAAAGCTGCTGAGCAGCCTGTTCAGGGTTTTTCTTTGGATCAATCACATCTGACATAAAACATTCCTTATTTTGACTGTGGAATAACCAATATATCAATTTTCCTTGACTGTGGAAAGGAAGGAAACCACCTCGCCTGACGTGGTTAAAAGCAGGCACAGTTAACTAATTACAGTCCATTGCGGTGGGCTGTGGTGAGTTGATTAATAGATAGGAGCTGCAATGAAATGTAGCAATAAATATTGCCAAGATGGCATTGAGTTTATTACCTGTTGCTCTGGTCGTGAATGTGGCTGCATGGGTCAACCAGTAGCGGCAACAAATTGCAAGGAATGCAATAAAGAGAACAGGGAGCCAACAGACGAGCAAGTTATTCAAGAGATGCAATACCTTGAATGGCTTGGTGATTAATAGATAGGAGATAGAGATGGATGATATAGAAATTCCAGAATCTAATGACCCTGAATGGCAAATTATGATGCTAAGGGAGTTAGACGCTAAATTTGGCATCTTGAAAGAAAATTTAGATACATGCGTAGACCAAGGATTTGAAGATGTTATTCAAAATGCATATTGGGAATGTCAGAAAATAATTTCTGCTTTACGCGAATATTCAGGCTACTAGCATCGTGTTTAGTTAATAACGGAGGGAGTATGACGGATAAAACAGGTGAGTTTCGTGATGACCTTGCAGTAAAAATATTACTAGCGTGGTGCGGAAATGCAAATAGCCCGATGCAGAGAGATAGAGATGGTCACGCCAGATTATGGGAATTAGAAACTTTAGCTGAAGCCACATATGAACTGGCAGATGCAATGTTAAAGGAAAGGGGGTGATATGGAACTTAAGCACACGCCAGCGCCTTGGAAATACACCATAAGAAATGCCAATGAAATAATGACAACTTTTCACGGCGTGACAATTGGTGATGTTTATTTAGATATCACAACAGCCAATCAGAAAGCAGACGCCCGTCTAATCGCAGCAGCACCAGAGTTATTAGAATCTCTTAGAGAGCTAGTTTCAGCAATGGAGAGATACGAAATAGATGTTGGTGAAAGCGCTCCAACTAAACACAAAAAAATGATGAAGAAAGCCAAAGCAGCAATCGCAAAAGCCCTCGGTCAGCAGTAACCCACCGCACCAACACCAGAACCTAAATAACTATGTGAGGTAATCACATGGGCGATAACTATTACTACGCAGCATTAATCATTATGACTGCAATCCTATTACCTCTATTAACGAGATAACCAAATGAACAAACGGACTTTAACCCGCGCTCAAGCATGGGGCGGCGTAGCTTTGCGTGAAAACAGCAATACAGCATGGAAAAAAGGCATGAAGTTAGCAGAGAAATATTACAGAGGTGCACATGAAAACACTAACAGTAACAAGCGAACAATCCTCATTCCGATGCGAGCGTAACCGCCCTGTTGTCGCTCATGAAAATGTAATTCACATAGAAGCCAAAGGAGGTATTTCTAGCATTCTCGATATGTCGTCATGGGGAATGAATGAATTAGTTGATTACTTAATTCAAAAGGAATTCATGGATGATTTCACAGATGAATTAATCAAATCTGGGCAGGGAAGCCAATTTTTTAACATGGTGGCCAGCAAAATGAGTAAGGACGCAGCATGAACGCATACGCAACACAAGATGCTATTGAGGAAACTCGGCTAGAAAATGTCGCTTGGCAGGATGCACAAAGCGCATACATAGCAGAACAGGCTCACGAACTCATGGAAATGCTAGGAAGCTCACTCACTAATAAATGGACTGACAGTGAATATGATGAAGCTCAGGATCGAGCAAGTGAGTTTATTAAATCACTAATGAAAGAGGCTCGAATGATGTGAAAGAGGGAATTTATTACAACATATCAAATGAGGACTACCACAATGGATTAGGTATCAGTAAATCGCAGTTGGACCTTATAAACGAAATGCCAGCTGAATATATTTGGAGCAAGGAAGCTCCTGTTGACGAAGAAAAAATAAAACCGCTGGAAATTGGAACCGCGCTTCATTGTTTATTGCTTGAGCCTGACGAGTACCACAAACGATACAAAATAGGTCCTGACGTAAACAGACGGACCAACGTAGGGAAAGAGAAAGAAAAGGAGTTCTTTGATATGTGCGAAAAGGAAGGGATAACCCCTATCACTCATGACGATAACAGGAAGTTAATGATTATGAGAGATAGCGCACTAGCTCACCCGATAGCTAAATGGTGCTTGGAAGCTGATGGAGTATCAGAAAGTAGTATTTACTGGACCGACAAAGAAACGGATGTTCTTTGCAGGTGCAGACCTGACCGGATCATAACAGCACATAATTATATCATTGACGTAAAAAGCTCTGGCGACATAGAAAAATTTGATTACGAATATTACAACTACCGCTATCACGTTCAGGACGCCTTCTATTCTGATGGTTACAAGGAAGTAACTGGAATAACACCAACATTTCTGTTTTTAGTGGTCAGTACGAAAATTGACTGCGGAAAATACCCAGTAAGAACGTATGTTATGAGTGAAGAGGCTAAATCAGCAGGTCGCACTGCATATAAACATAATTTACTAACGTATGCCGAATGCCTAAAAACGGATGAGTGGGCAGGCATACGCACACTATCACTGCCCCGTTGGGCTAAGGAATTAAGGAATGAGTAACCCACCGCTAGCTCAATCTGATTTGCAAAAAACTCAAGGAACAGAGGTTAAAGTTAAAACTAAGGACCAGCAACTAATTCAGTTCATTAATCAGCCAAGCATGAAAGCCCAATTAGCTGCCGCCCTGCCTCGCCACATGACACCTGACCGCATGATTCGCATTGTAACAACAGAGATTCGCAAAACACCTGCACTAGCCACTTGTGATATGCAAAGCTTTGTTGGTGCTGTTGTTCAGTGCTCACAATTAGGGTTAGAACCTGGCAACGCTTTGGGTCATGCCTACCTGCTCCCTTTTGGTAACGGGAAAGCTAAATCAGGGCAATCAAACGTACAGTTAATCATTGGTTATAGAGGGATGATTGATTTAGCCCGCCGCTCAAACCAAATAATCAGCATTTCAGCTAGAACAGTAAGACAAGGTGATAACTTTCACTTTGAATACGGACTTAATGAGGACCTAACTCACACACCTAGTGAAAATGAAGATTCACCAATTACGCACGTGTACGCAGTGGCGAGATTAAAAGATGGTGGTGTTCAGTTTGAAGTCATGACGTATAACCAAGTTGAGAAAGTCAGAGCATCAAGCAAAGCTGGTCAAAATGGCCCATGGGTTTCTCACTGGGAAGAAATGGCTAAGAAAACGGTTATTCGTCGTTTATTTAAGTATCTCCCTGTCTCTATCGAGATGCAAAAAGCTGTCGTTCTGGATGAAAAGGCAGAGGCTAATGTGGACCAAGAAAATGCCACTATTTTTGAGGGAGAGTATGAGGAGGTAGGAACCGATGGCAATTAATATATTCATAGTTACAGCCAACTTGGGAAAAGATTGCGAGCTTAGATGGACGAGCAATAGCAAACCTATTGCAACATTCAGCTTGCCAGTAAAGCAAGGCTATGGCGACCACGAAAAAATATCTTGGGTATTATGTAAGTTGCTGGGTCCTAAAGCTGAAAAACTTACTCCATACCTATCTAAGGGAACCAAAGTTACAGTAACTGGTGAGTTCGTTATGGAAGAATGGACAAGTCAGAGTGGTGAGAAGAAATCAGCACCAGTAATTATCGTCGATAAAATAGAGTTTGGAAGCAACAGTAATCAGACAGGAAGTCAGCAACCAGTGCGACAAACTCAGCAGCAACAAGCGCCGCAGAATGAGCCACCGATGGATTGGGACAGCGATCCGATACCCTTCTGACCCTTCCCTATGTGATTTAACCAAAGGATATAGCCATGAATAAATGCTGCTTATGCAAAAAAGAACTTGATGACTATAACGGGTATGAATACCGAGGCTTTCATTCCTGCGAAGAGCATTTTGATGAAGTATGCGACAGAGTTGATAGGAAAAGGAATGAAATTATCAGTCGCCATGACTCCATGTCTAGACCGCTGAAGGGATTAGATATAAGACCAGATAACCCTATCGGGAAAGCTAACCGAGAATTACTTAAGGGAAGTATTGAGGTTAGCGGGAAAGAAACTTATTTGGAAAAAGAATATCGCAAAGGAATTCTTTAATTAACCAAAGGATATATTTGCAAGGATGCAAACAGGAGATAGATATGAAAAACAAAACTCAACACTCGTGCAACTATGGAAGCCATAGGACAGGTAAATGCGTCGGAGGTCGCTTATATATCGACAATCATAGTGACATTACGATTATTCAGATGATGTCATGCCGTGCCCTAGGTGTAACTCAGACGAATGGCTAAAAAAATATCGCAGTGAATACATTAAAGCTGGAATTAATTGTGGCACGAAAAGAAAGCAATTGAATTTAATAGAGTATACATCATGCATTCCTGACGAAATTAGAGCTAAACACGGGGTGGTAAAGAAAATAGAGAGATGGTTAAGGCGAGGCTATTACTACGGATTAAAGAATCGCCATTAACTCGCAGGGATGCAATGAATAAAAAAGCCGCCACAGAGAGGACGGCAAGGGGACGTGCAGGAATGAAACTTATAATTTATCTGTGTAAGCAATTTAAGAATAGTTAAGGCATGGAATTTAGCAAGGAAGTAGATAAAAAAATGCCGACACAGGGAGGTCGGCGAAAATTGCACAGCTTGTTACTACTCTTTCGGGGTTAAGTGTAGAAGGTAAATAAGTGTTTGCCATGAAACGTTTTAATCCTAGCGATTAAATAGATGCAATGAATAAAAAAAAGCCGACACAGGGAGCATCGGCGAGGACTTCAAAAATAATTAGAAAGTTCAAATTAACTATAGGTTATAAATTAAAAACAATGATGAATTATTTTAATCATATCGATTAAATAGATGCGATAAGAGGAATGAATAATGGCAATAGTTCAGTTTTACATAGCTGATAGTAAAGATGAAGACCCATCAGAAATTACCAATAACCTCCGCTATGAATTGCCAGACGGCCATAACTTTAGTGCTGATGATGACCTCGATTCATGCATTGAAGAATGCGCTGGATATTATCACCATGACTGTGATGGATGGGAGGGTAGATTTCCATGCTTATTTATGCTCTGGATTGACGATGAATACCTAGGGATGTTTGAGGTTGAGCGTGAATTTGAGCCAGTGTTTTCAGCTAAAAAGGTGGAGTGATGAAATTAACAGAGCGTCAAATTAGCACATTAAAAAATGTAGATAATGGCTCGGGTCGGCTATGCAATAAAAGAACCCTTTCATCACTTGAGAAAAAAGGACTTATTAAATTACATATTCCGATTGGATGGACATTAACTAAAGATGGCATCCATGAATTAATGAAGGTGGAGTGATGGATAAATCAAGGCAGCAATTTGAAGCTTGGTTCAGCGTAAATCAGAATAACCATTTAGACCAATTAAAAAGAGACCAGCTCGGTAATTATTTTTACATTGTAACCAGAACAGCATGGGAGGCATGGCAAGCACACGAGAGTTTAATTAATAACCTAGAGCCCATCGCTTGGATGTATCCATCAATTGGTAAATCTGATTGCATGGTAATAACTAAAAGCGCTGAAGAGTCAGAAAATATTGAAATATTTTTCGATTCCCACGGACTGCCATTTAAAGTAACCCCTCTCTACCGACTAGATAAATAACCATGCAAATAATCGGATATGTATTACTCATGCTAATACAGGGTTCTGCTGTGCCTGTATCTGAGAAAATATACACACAGCAAGAATGCGAGAGCCGCGCTATGCAGATAATGCATGTGCGGGATGTTGATATTAAATGTGGAGAAGTATTCAGATGAGCGAAATTAAATCATTAGCAGATGGTGATAACTTAAATCAAGAAACATGGGATAACTTTATTGAACGTCTTAAATATCACAATCAAGGCGAAAGTGTTAATTATCATGCCACTTCTTACCCCATATTCACTGTAATAGAGAAAGTAACCGTCACTGGCAGTGAAGATGATAACGTGGGTATTTGCTGTGAAGGTGAATACTTCGATGATGTTAATGATGCGTTCGACTGGCTAGATGAAGAAACAAAAAACACACTGAAATCTCAATCCGAAGAAGATGCTAAGTGCTCATGGAGCAATTTAAGCGACTACGACAAAGCTAACTCAATCATTGATGTTGTTGACGACTCATATATTTACTACTGGAAATGGGATTACAGAACAGTAAATTCGCATCTAACCAAAGAAGCCGCAGAACGATTTATTAAGCGCAAACAGCACGACTACGGCAAGTTATCAATATATGTCGAGTCTGCTTATTGGTGTTGGGAATTGCGAGCAATAATTGACGCAATGATGGATGGTAAAATTAAATACGTTGGTGATGAATAATGAAATTTAAAGTTGGCGATAAGGTTAGGTTGAAGCAATCAAGTAAATACATTAACAATAAAGACAAAGTATTTACTGTAACTTTTGTCCATTCTCTTTATGTATTCTGTGAACTGGAAGGTGCTGAGCATGCGTTTAAACCATACAATCTGGAGTTAATTAATGAATAAATACACCGAACTATCCGACTTCGAGATTAATAAAGCTGTATTTCACAAAGCAAAAATAAAGCATAAATATTTTAGATTCTTACCTAATGGCGTTATTACTTATAATATCAAAGGTAAATATCAAGTATTCGACCCATGCAACAATCCATCTGATGCAATGCCTATTATTATTGAGAATAAGATAGCAATGAATCACCCATATGATATCTGGCAATGCGGGTCAGGATGGAATGTAGCTGAAAATAAAAACCCACTGCGCGCGTGTATGGAATCTTATTTATTAATGAAGGATGCGGAGAATGAAGGCTGACTACGGAGGCAGCCACACACCAAAGGAATTGCGTGATAGATGGCAAACTCCCCTACCTTTATTTACAGCATTGGACGCTGAATTCGGTTTCTATTTAGATGCCGCTGCCGATAAAAACAACCACCTTTGCACTCATTACCTCACCGAACAAGACGACTCGTTAAATTGCGATTGGGAAAGTTACGGAGCTATTTGGATTAACCCGCCCTATTCAGATATTCAGCCATGGATTAATAAAGCTGTTGAACAATGTAAAAAGCAATTGCAACCTGTCGTAATGTTAATTCCGTCTGATACTTCTGTCGGCTGGTTTAATTCTGCATTAGAAACAGTTGACGAGGTGAGATTAATTACAGGAGGAAGAATATCTTTTATTAATGCAGGAACAAACAAATCCGTCAATGGTAATAATAAAGGCTCAATGCTTTTAATATGGCGACCATACATCAAACCAAGAAAAATAATTAGCACTGTCGATAGAGATGAATTGATGAATATCGGCAACCAAATATTAAATGAATGGAAAATAGCATAGGTGGCCTATGACACCACAGGAAATGGAGAATGGACGCAGGGCTGTTGCAAGGGATTGCAGGAACGAACTTAAAGATATAATGAAAAAAGAGAAGTTAACCTCTGAAATAGAAATTAGCGTTTTAAATAAACACCTAGATAAATTTAAGTCATTAATGACCAGTGAGCAGTTAAAGAAATATTACCCAGTTTCATTTTTATCTTATACAGCAAAGCAGATAGACAAGGAAAAGAACAATGACTAATTCAGATTTAATTTTAGAAACCGATGTTTACGAATGGCTTGGGAGAAAGAGAAAGTCGCTATGGCGATTAAGAAAAGAATGTAAATTTCCACAGCCTGTACTTACACATCCTGCAAAATACAGGAAGTCAGAGATACAGGAGTGGTTAGATAATGGCGGCATTAATCAGAAATCAGCTTCTTAACATGCCAAAACACTTTATCCGCATACAATTCATAAGCATCACGCTGATCATCAATCCAATCGTGCTTATTATAAACAGCCATTACCCCGCCAAGCTCATGCCCCAACATTTTTTCTGTAACATGGGGCATCACTCCTTCACTAGATAGGTTCGTCACAATCGAACGCCTAAAGTCATGTGTACGCCATTCAGGGATATCAATAGACTCCCTTAGCTTGCGCATAAAGAGGTTTGCTGACGACCTATCTATCGCCTTGTTAATTTCCTGACCTGCAAATAAAACCTCATTACCATTATTTAGCAGTCTTTCTATATAAGGCTCAACTTGCTTGAATATTGGCCGCCTAATAACATTCCCCATTTTTGAATGCTCTCTTGGTGTAGTCCAAATCATATCTTCCATGTTGAACTCAGATGCATTGGCAAGCCTCATCTCGGAAAGGCGTGACCCGTATAGTAGTAGCATTTGATGGAGTAATTTATTGGAAGTAACAATTTTGCAGTTTTCTAATGCTAGCCAAATTTTCGCTAATTCAGTATATGTTAAAACACGATCGCCAATGTCAGGCCGCTTACCAATAGTTTTAGGGCTTAACTTCAACACTTCACAAGATGAAATAAATTGCCTACTAATACACCAGTTAATAACTGACCTTAGTTGCATAAGTAACACCCTAGCCTTTTTAGGGTTTAGCTTCTCTTGCTTGTCAAAGAATTTAACCCACGATGAAATGGGTACATCTTTTACAGGAGTATTACCAAACTGTGTGTACATCGTATTGTACACGACGGACTTATATAACGTCTGTGTATTAGGTTTTAATTGCGCGGCATACTTTTCCCACCAATAATCAAGACAATCCTTTAAGGTTGCCTCTGTTTCACCTTTTGAAAAATAAATTTTAGGATCAAGGTCTTTCGTGTACAATTCGCGCATATCGCCAATAACCACTCTGGCATCTTTTAATGTCATCGTTGGATAGTGACCAACCGTTAATCTAACGGCTTTTCCTTGCCATCGATAACGATATTGAAATGCTATTGTCCCATTGGGAGATATGCGAGCACTAAGGCCGTCACCATCAGTAAGCTCAGGCTTGCCAGAATACGGTTTATTTAAAAGGCTTCTGAGTTTAGTGTCACTTAATGCCATAGTTTTATCTCATGTACACAATGAATATTTCGATAATGTACTCAATATGTACAAAATGGCAAGTGGACTAAGTGGGTATTGTTGGAAAATGTAATACTCAACAAGAAACAAAGTTACACGAACTACTTGATTAAGATTCAGTAAAAACGGTACTATAGAAACAAAGAGGAACAGTTAGAAAACACACCTCCAAAAGTCCCCTTAGTTAAATGGATATAACGAGCCCCTCCTAAGGGCTAGTTGCAGGTTCGATTCCTGCAGGGGACACCATCAGCACTTCTAAAAACATCTCATGAAGTCTAGTTTTTACATTAAAACCAATTAGTTAAGCAATTTCATTGTCTAACAGTGTCCTACAATGTTTACTGGAATCTAAGTAATAATGTGTATATTATTGCGTATAGGTCTAGGTTCAATGGTAAAACTATACACATTATGCTGCTAACTGACATTCAAATTCGCAAAGCCAAACCTAAAGATAAGGCGTACACCTTAAATGATGGTAAAGGCTTGTCACTGCTTGTTGAGCCTAATGGTTCTAAAGGTTGGCGTTTTCGTTATCGGTTTGCTGGCAAGCCTAAAATGATATCTTTAGGTGTTTACGACCAAGTATCTTTAGCTGATGCCAGAAGAAAAAGAGACGAAGCAAAAAAACAGCTATCAGAAAACATCAATCCTAGTGATGCACGTAAATCAGAAAAGATAACCCTCAAATACGCTACTGAGAATACCTTTCAAGCTGTTGCAATGGAATGGCACACATCCAAATGTTCTACTTGGACAGAAGGCTATGCAAGTGAAATATTACGTTGCTTTGAAAATGACGTTTTTCCTTATATTGGCAGCAGGCCAATAGATCAAATAGCACCATTAGAATTACTTGCGGTCCTCCAAAAGATAGAAAAACGCGGTGCACTTGAACAAGCAAGCAAGATCCGCCGTCGTTGTGGTGAGGTATTTAGATATGCAGTCATTACAGGCAGAGTAAAATATAATCCTGCTCCCGATTTAGCCGGAGCAATGAACAAGCCAGAAACTAAGCACTTTCCATTTCTACGTGAGAATGAAATCCCTGATTTTGTGAAAGCGCTTAATGGCTACCAAGGCAGTAAAATCACGAAGTATGCCACTCAGCTATTAATGCTAACAGGTGTTAGAACCGTTGAATTAAGGTTTGCAGAATGGTCAGAATTTGATTTTGAAAATGCGCTTTGGGAAATACCTAAAGAGCGGATGAAAAAGCGTCGCCCTCACTTAGTCCCTCTCTCACTACAGGTATTAGAGATCCTTGATAAGCTAAAAGTCATTTCGGGTCACTATTCACTACTTTTTCCGGGTCGCAATGATGTGAGAAAACCTATTAGCGAAGCTAGCATAAATAAGGTTATCGCTAAGGTTGGCTATAAAGGCAGACTCACAGGTCATGGCTTTAGACACATGATGAGCACAGTATTACATGAGAAAGGCTTTGATAGTGCATGGATTGAGTTGCAGCTTGCTCATGTTGATAAAAATTCCATCCGTGGAATTTATAATCATGCTTTGTACCTTGAAAACAGAAAAAACATGCTCAAATGGTATTCATCTAATATTATGCGTTGATATAATACACTTTTGTTTTTTCTTTGTATAAATGATTATTGTCTTAACTATCAACTGATTCAGCAATCAGCGGATCTTTAGCGATGCTATCATAGTAAAACTGAGTTAATTGAGATGTTAAAAAATCATCCATCAATACTTTAATAAATAAATCCTTTGAAACTTTTGTATCCAAAGCGATCATTGTGTCATCTTCATTAAATCTGATACGCCCTTTAAGAGTTGGATAAGATTTACAAAATGAAATAATGCTTGAATTATTAATACCAGCCTGAATTACTGGAGAAGATTTAGCAACGCGAGTCAATTTTCTTGCGTATTTAACGTCATCAATTAATTCTTGTATAACATCGATATTTGAGATTAAATTCATATCACGAATAGACTGTATTCCTCGACTGGCCTCTTTTTTTATAACATCATGAAAACCAAACATTTTTTCGACCAAGCTCAAATCTATAACGTAAAGTTCTCCATTTACTTTAATTAGTTGAAAATTTCCGCTAACTCTGAAAAAATCCTGCTTTATCTCTTTAAATCTGGTATCAGATTTTACAAGAAAGAAACTATCTCGTGAAAATATATTTACAGTAGCCATTGTTTTATAAAGAATAATGTTTTTTTCCGCATTACCTATACAGATTAGTAAAGCTTTTATTTCATCTATATTATGCGTATTAAAATCAAACTCTTGCTCGTTCTCGTTCTCGTTCTCTAAAACAGTATTTATACACACTAACTCCTTAGGGACTTCGATATCATAATGATATAATACATTATTTCGTTCATCTGCTGACGATAGAGGTAATATAGTTAAATCACTATTTTTAATAATCTCATTATCTATAAAATTTAAAAATAAAGATTTAAGTCCAGATTGAGCTGGAGATTCTATATCCATTCTTAAAGGTATATTATTACCCTTAATAATAGCATAAACTACTACAGCAATGTCACTAATATTATTAACATAATATTGCAGGTCAATATCTAAACTCTCTTTAGTCGGTATATTTACAGCCATAACTAATCCTTAATCACCAGAATAATAAACCCTATCATCAAGTACTATATAACTAATTTTATCTTTTATTTTTAATTTTTTACGAGTTATAACTATTACACATTCCTTTATATCATCCTTACCTATCTTTATATCAACTTTATAGATATTAAAACCTAATAATGCTAAAGAAGGGTTAGCATAAAAAAGATCTGTTTTTATATAAATAACACCCATAATGATTAATAATGCAGCTAAAACTAGAATATAGCGTTCTTTTTCAAAATCAAAAGTTATCAACGGTATTATATATGTTGCTAAAAAAGTTAAATGTTCATAGTTGATTTTATCTATCTTTATAATTTCGACAGAAAGTTCAACAGATCGTTTTGTATCATATTTAAACCTTAAATATGCGTAGCATGCATACATCAATAAAAGAATGCAAACAATAGGGACGACATTAATTTTTAATAATTCTAAAAAGCCAATAAACTCACATTGTGATGAGAAGCAAGTAGGTATTTTACCTGTAATGAAAATAAAAAAAACAAACAAAATAGCAAGAGATAAAATATATAAATCTATTTTTCTTCTTATCCTCTCCCTGTTTTTTTTTGATTCAACACCCATTTATTCCTCCTTAATGAGGTCAAAAAACGCCTCACCTTTTAAAATACTACCAATTTAGCATAGTGCAATAATTATGAATATTATCTATGCAACCGATCACATTTCTTTATATGAAAAGGGAAAAATATTGATAAACACTATCCAGTGATAAGTCTAATGTGTTTAAAAATATTCTATGTCAGCATAAGCTATTATTTAGCTTTCTACTAATATCATGTTTAATCAATACTTAATCTAGCAAGTTCCAACCAAAAATAGAATATGATTCTGTCTATTCCACGTAGCTACTTAAAATTTATTATAGAACAAAGTAATTCAAAGAGGTAAAACAAAATCCTACGTAAAACGCACTACACCGCACCCGCCTGCACAATTTGGATCTAAAAATTATTTCAGTTTTAAAATTCTACAAAACATATCGCCAAGCCGCGACAATACTAGGGCGTTGCCGAAAATCTCAAACTGAAATGTGTGAAAAGATTTTCAGTAAATTTCAGTTTTCAGGTGGCGTGCGTTTAGTGAGTGATAGTACAACCAATTGAAATAAAATGATTTTTCTATTTTACGTGAGATTTTCACTTGAGCGTATGCACCGCACAAAAACTGAAAAGCCAGTGTTTATGCGGGTTGCGGAGAATTGAAAAACTGAAATTGAATGAAATTTATTTTGCCAAATGACACTTAACGTTTAAGTGACCACTTCAAAAAATTACTGTGAGATAGCTGCGTAAAATACAAATCAATCATAACGGTAAAATAGGCTGGTTACTGGCTGGCTTTAAATTACTTGGTTGTATCGTGTGTGAAAAAGTCAGGGTTAACATGTAAGTATGCCCGCACTCAAAGTCATTGCAGGAACAGTAAATATGAGGAATGTTATCAACGCCCTCCATTTGAATTTTTCGAATTGTTGCCTGTTCACCACAAACAGGGCAGTACACTTTCATGACTCGCATGGTTAATCACCTTTGCCTTAATGCCTTCCAGAATAAAGCCAATTAAATACATACCTTGCTATTTTAAAGGGTAACAGGTGTAACAAGGGTTACAACGTTGAATAATAAGAACTTATTTTGTTACACTTTCAAAAAATCAAGGTGTAACAGGTGTAACAATCGCTAACGTGTTACACCTTGTTACCCATTTAAAAACAAAAGGTGTAACAGATAAAATACTTTAAAATCATATCTGTAACCCTTGTTACACCTGTTACACTAAAAATATAAGATGGTCAGTTTTTATTAGAGAATATCCGCTGAACCGAGGACTTCACTGTTAAAGACGTACACCCGTTTCACCCCTATTTCTGGTAGGCGTATACTGGTTTGGGCTTTCCCATCTTTCCCCGTTTCAAGCCAGCCTTTCTCAATACACAAACGCACCACCTTTCGAGCGTCAAAACCTTTGCAGATTTCTTTCCATGCCGTCGGTAATACGTAAAATTGGATTGTTGGTTCTTGGTTGCAAACCCCTTTCTCAACACGACGAAAGCCCATCATGTTCATCGGGCGGCTGTTTTCGTCATACCAATCGGCAAAGCGGCTGAACTGATTACGTGAAATAAAATCGGTGATTTGTTCTAACGCGGTCATGTCTTCCTGATTAGCCGTATGACCACGCTCATTCATCCATGCATCTAAACAGGTTTTTGCCGCTGTAAAGGCTTCACCTTCTTTCCAGCCTGTAATCCCCGCTAATGTGGCAATTTCCCCCGCCATCGCCACAAGGGCAAAACGTGTAATAGCGCGACCCACTTGATTCCCTGCATTTTCAGGCGTCAATTTAGCAGTATACTCTTTTAATAACGCTTTAGCCGTACTGGAAATAAACGTTAAATCATTGGTGAGATATTTCAGCCAATCACGGAACGGAGAACCATGGTATTTCGTGACGGCTTGCTCAAGGTGCTCTGCTAAGGCTTTACCACTCGCAAACTGGTGCAAATCCTCAAACACACCGTGTTTACCCGAATCACTGGGGATTTGTATCATACGGACTTCAACCCCTGCATAGGTGCGCTCACCCGCATTGGAGGCATGTTCAACCAATGACAGTTCGCCTGTTGAGAGAAACAGTAAGTTCCAGCGATTTGTTTCTCTGACGCTGCCGTCTGTTTTTGCGCGGGCTTTACCTTGACCGTTTGCCAGCATGTAAGCAATGTTACCCGCTTCGCGTCCGTCCACTTCGCGGATTTCATCCAGCATTAACGTCGCGTCATTACGACGGCAAGCCGTTCCCTCAAGTGCGTTACCTGTTGCCCGCCATGTGTACCAGTAATCCGTACCGCCACAAACCGAAGCCGCCACTTTCATTGTGGTGGTCTTACCATCTGTTGATTCGCCTTTTAAATGGTAGCCACCGCCCCCCACACCGACTAATTTTAATAACGACGATGCAAAGGCAAGACTCACGGAAAACGCCAGCCTAGCGTTTCCTACGCAATATTTGCCAATGTGCTCCCGCCATTCGTCGCTAGTGCCTGCTACCCTAAAATCTTTACCTTGAACACTGGAGGTTTGCAAAATAACGGAATCCGCCCCTGTTCCAACAACTTCATCCTGCAACACATACACGTTGCCATGCCAACCCGTTTTATTTACACAAGTGACCTTTCTCTCTGGTCGGCACAGTGAAATGTATTCCATTAAATGCGCGCGCGCCTGTCCCGAAATATTGATATATGAAAGCCCGTTCACCAAAAGGACACGACGTAATTCTTCACCGCTGCCGCTTAACATTTCCATTGGCATTGCCCATTTACGGCAATTCCCGTAGGTATCATTCCACTCCAATAAACGCCCGTAATTACTGCCGTCTGCATCACAGGTGATTGCGGTGACTTTTATCGGGCTACTGATTTTGATGTTTCTAACCTCGGTGTCACCATCCGATTTATTCACCAGTTTGTCATACCACAAATATTCTTGAGTCAGCCTAAAGCCTTGTGGCAAATAGGCTTTATCCTTACCGCAATAAGTCATTTCCTCAAAAAAGGCTTCTTTGATTTTAACGGTGCTGTTTTCTTGGCGGTAATCATCCCAATCCGCTTTGTAATGGGTGGGTGGTAACGTGATCCAACCATCAACCGCTTTAGCCGCTTTTTCCGCCCACAGCTTGCCCGTATTTTCTTTCCCATCAATATAATCGTTATCACCCGCGATAATGATTTTTGCTTGTGGGTAGCGTTCCCGTAATTGTTGAGCAACTTTCACTAGGTTAGTGGCGGCAACCGCTGCCACAATAAACGAATCAATCACTTTTGATAGGCTTAACCCTGTTGCAAAGCCCTCTGTAATCACGATTTGCTCAAGAGTTCCTTGTGCCTGACCCGACACAATAATAAAGGAGCCAGAGAGCGCAGAACCAGATAACAGGGCTTTCTCACCCGTTGGGCTGATTAGCTGCCCGCCTTTCACCAAAAACTGGTTATCAACCAATGGAAGCAATAACGAACCAATTGGAAATTTCAGCTCACCTTGTGTATAGTGTTGCTGAATGATTAAGCATTGGTGATTGGTTAAGCCCTTATTTGTTAGGTACTGGCTTTCCCCTGAAAGTGACAAGGCTTTCAATTTTTCAAATGACTCAATGCCACGTGTAGCGCTAACCTTTTTTATTTGGGTTGGCGCTATTTTTTTGAATTCAGGTAAAAGTAGTATTTTATTGATTTCTAAACAGGCGGTTTTAACATCTTGCCCTGTCACTAATTTGAGTAAATCTAACCCATCACCGCTGCCACAGTGATTACAAAACCATGTGCCTTTCCCGTTCTTATCATCAAAACGAAAACGGTCTTTGCCGCCACATTTCGGACAAGCCCCATGTTTATGATTATCAGGAACGGTAACGCCCAAATTATTTAAAATATATCCCCAACGACCATTCGCAGATTTAACAATGTCGCTCACTGATGGAGTGTGTGTTTGTGCCATTGAAGAATTTGGATGAGTTTGATTGTTCATTATTTAATATCCTTATTCATCAAGCTACTTTCAGTAATCACCTGCTCAACTTGCTCCGCTAAACATTCCATAACTGCCGCCATACCCTCACTGGATACATGGTGAGATCCACTAATCACATTGGCTTCGAGTAAATCAGAGAGAAAAGACGCTATTTGTGCGGCTCTTAACAGTTGTTTCTCACCTGTGGGGGAAATGACCGTATTTCTTAGAGGATTGTTTTTCATGATTATTCCCCTTTTATTGATTGCACAGGTAAACGACCTGCGAATAAAAGAATAAAATCACGAACAAGTAGACTTCTTGCGCTTTGTTCGGTTGGTGCTATTGCTGAAAGGCGGCACGGTTTTGCAGTGACATCTGAACGTTTTACACACAAGAAAAGAAATTTAAATTGAGTTTGGGTAGGGATAGCCATCATGATGATGTTCTCCTTGTACTTAATTAAGGAGTCACCACCAGAGTTTCCACGCTCAATAGGGGTGGTGACGTTATCAGAGGTGGAAATACTGGCGTACAAGGTAACCAGCCACCCTTTCGGGTGCTCCAACAACGCCACCATTGAATTCGAATAGGCGCAATTCGCCATACGGTTGGCATTATTTACGACATAAAAAAAGACGCATTGGGCGTCTATTGTCGCCTTGTACATATTCAGGTTTCCACGCCTGACGTTAGATTTTGCTAACGCATAAGAACTATAGCCCAACCTTTTAGATAGATGCAACTTTTTTATTTCCATGATTGAAGCCAGCTTGATGTACTGTTGATAAATAGAGAAATTAGCCCAGCGAAAATCTGGGCTAATGCCTTAACCTGCTGAAATGGCAGAAAACCATCGGTTTTTAGTGCCTTTTAATCCATCGGATAAATTAAAGGCTGTGGGCGAACTGAGCGATACACGGCTCTTTTTACGTGAAAAATGAGAGCGGTTAATGCTGAATTCTAAACGGTTCGTTCCCACGCTGGATGGGCTATCCGTGACAGCTAGCCCACCAAGATAAAAAACGCCTTTTTGTCCACGAAAATCTTCTTCCACTTCGATAGAACAAAACAATTTTTGCCCTTGTTTGTTGTACTCCACTAACTTCAAATTGGGTCTTAAACGTGCATATAGCTTGGTTTCGCCATTGCTTTCTTCTGCTTTAACGGCTAACACTTCGCCTAAATTATCGAGTTTTCTATTATGCTCTTCCCAAATGAGCGCGGTGTAATACTCAGGGTCATAATTGTCAGCAATATCCAATAACCATTTAGGCTCAATATGCCGCCCGTCTAAGGTTTGCCCCGATGTTGCCACGCAAATCCAAACAGTCGTTAATTGAGGTTCAATCCTTTCACTCATAATGAAAATACCCCTTCTTCAATCTGGATGGCGTTTTCATCAATGGCAGCGTAAAGATTCCCATCTCCTAAGCCATAGCCCTCATTACGTAAGTAGCTATGCTCATACACCTTTCTATCGTCCACAAATTCAGCACGAAAACGGCGAGTGTGCTTTTGAGTGTAGATATGCAAGTTATCAAGTGTGGTGACGACCAAACGACGACCAGGCATAAACGGTGGAATAATGGCAAAACGCCCTGCAACGGTACTTAATGCCATTTGGCTTGCTTGAATATCTGCGGGTTTATCGGATGCCGCGAACAGCTTCTCGCGGTATAACCCTGCTAATTCAGCCCCCACCAACACCACTAAGCGCGGGTCTTCACGGTATTCTTCGGGGATTTTTTTCATAATGAGGTAGTTAGCCATTGCATCTAAATTCGGGAAAATACCGTCTTTTCCTAATACAATTTTATCGGTCACTATTTGCGAACCTTCGTTAAATTCGGCTGCAATTGCGTGCCAGCCTTTATTCACATCCTGACCGCGTTTATAAACCTCGGGCTTCGTGGGATAACCGCAAAACTCACCATTAAAACCGACGCGTATCATGTCCAGCGAAACGGCTTTAGAAAATAAGTCTGACATCACTTTAGTAAAATGTTCATCATCCCCGCTGCCGCTATTGGCAATCATGGACATCTGTTCAAACGAAATCGCGGCACAGGTATCTGTTTCCTCTAAAACATAAGGCATACCTTCAAAATTAATATTCTTATGGAATCGTGTCGCGATAGTCCGCCCTGTGTGAAGCGTATTATCACCAAGGTTAATAGTATTTCCGCGTTCTTCGCTAACATCTGCCAGCGTTAATTGATTCATAAACCAACTGGCATCTGAAATAGCGACACGTAATAAATTTTCAGAAGGTTCAGAAATAGAAAACATTTGGCTATTTTCAGATAAATAATTAGCCCCACGGGTAAAATTGGCGTGAAAAGTCATTGCCACATCTGGAATAGTGGTTACGTACATAATATTTTCCTTATATTTTAAATTATAGATATTTTAATTTTTGTTGTAGTCTGCGCTCAGCATTAACCATTGATTCAGAAAACTCTTTTGCTGTTAATATTTCTTTTAAATGAGGCTCTTTGTTACTGTAATAATGCTTATAATATTCAATTCGGTATGTCGGTGTATTTCTTAATGCATATGGATCTTTTGGTAAAGTACAATTGCTTATAATATTATCAATACATTGTTCAAACGCACTCATTTCATCCAATATAAATTTACATGATTGCTCATGCCCCCAATTCATATCTGATATCAATGAATTTAAATGACACTGTTGGTTTGGTAATGCATTTAATAAATCAGATTTAATTCCTTTAACTTTTTCTGATATCATCCATTCAATAACAGGCTTTAATAAACCGTAAAGACCATTAATTTTATTCAATTTATCATTTTCACTTTTAACATGACATTGCTGTCTTTCCATTGCTCGATAAGCACTCTCAGCCCAAGACCTTGCAGTAGGCTCATGAGCTGGCTTCTTGAGCTTTCCATTTTCAAGATTAGACATATATTCAGTTAAGCTATTCAATTCAGCCGTTTCTTTTTCAGAGAGTTTTGAATAAGTTGAAACAATACTTTCACCTTGTTTTATCAGTAATTTAATTTCCTCCAAACTAGGTATTAAATTATCAAAATCAAAGTTAGTTAACTCACTAAACCATTTTATCTTGTCTTTCATTTGAGATAATCGATATAACTCAATTGTTCTTACAATAAATCCTGTATCTTTACTATTATCATTTATAGATGAAAACTGATAATTAAATAGATATGATAAATCTTCATCTTTGTAATAAGATATATTCTTCATGTTATTCTTTTCCTTAAATTGTTGTTTATCCATTCATGTATTTCCGATTCTAACCAAGCAACAGAACGTGATCCTATTTGTACTTGGCTAGGGAACTCTTTATGTTTCATTTTAAAATAAATAGTAGAACGAGGTAGCCCAGTTAATGAAATTACGTCTGGCATTCTTAACAGCCGACTTTTTTCGGAGTTAAGATTACCCGTAGGTAATAAACTCATATTTATTCCTTTAAGATTAATTTAGACTTTATTGTATCTCGTGAGATGCAGTTATATTTGCATAGAATATTAATTTGGTAAAGTCAGTGAATATTTAACTCATTCAATTTTATTGAACTATTAATAGCTGATAGCTAATTAACAGCCGTTAACAGTAATTAACAATAATGTCCAAAAAGTAACCATTGTGTCTATTTGCATTTATTTGGTTTTATTTGCACTTCCTATTATTTTTTTGCATACATCTAAATTATTGCCCTTCTTTTTTGTAAACATTTGTAAATAAATTGATATATGATAAATATAGTTGTTGTTTATGAGGTATTCCTACCCAAAAACACAGAGTCTTCATAGATGGAACATTCTCATAAAATAAATCGGGAAGATTCATATGAAAAAATAACGTTTTGCTGACAATCATAACATTTCAATTCTGAAACAGGGAGTTCCATGATTCCAAACGGAATGTATATAATTATGTATAGAAAAATAAAAATTAAAATAAAAGTTATATTTTATCAGTAAGATAATTAGGACAATCGATTCCTGCAGGGGACACCATAGCAAGCTAAACCCAGCTATTCCCACCTAAACAAAAACCTCACAAAGCCAATCATGTCTATTACTCATACTCAATCCCCCCTATAAAGCGAAATACAAACCAAATCGAAACAGCAAGACACAAAAAAAGCATACGAATTAACCGATACCTAAGGTTTGTATCTTCATATGTCAACAACGGCCCTATGTCTTGGCTTTTAAAATACTAAATAGCCAAAAAGAAAAATTTATAACGATGAAATGCCTCCCTGTAATTAGTTACCCAACGATTAGTAGAAGGCACTTCATAGGCAGACTTCTTAGTTTATTATTAATTATTCTATTGCCAAATTAATATCCTCGTCGCATTTGCCGCTCTATTTGAATATCCTGACCAGCTTTAATACTGTTTAATGTGCTATCAGCGTAAGGGTCATCTTTAGGTTTTTCTTTACTTAACTCATGCCCAGAAGATGCACAAGCGGAAAGCATTACTGCAAAAACGATTATAAACAACCTCATGTCATACCTCATATTTACACTCATATTAAGTTTTAGACCTATATAAATTTGTAAGTTCAGATCAGCAATTAAACAATATCTAAACAT